CTCAAATAGTATCCCTCGTGGATTATATGTTTTGTGTATATGTTTTGTAAATAAATAAATAAAATAAAAACCATAAAAATTAGTTTGTATAATAATTATAATTATTACCCCGCTCTGTTGGCGGCTTGTATATTAACACAAAATCTTAACGACGGTGTCCTAGATTAGGAATCCGTGTCCTGTTTAAAACACAGGGAATTCAATTTTACTACTTCAGACATATTTGTCAGAGTTAAATCCGTGATTAACGGTGTCCTGGTGTATTTGATTATTACCAGTAATTTGTACCCGCTTACAATTGCAAATTTTGCATGCGGACTGTAGATGTTCGACTATGTGACGACATCAATCCTAGGGAACCCTTTCGAGGAGGGCCCGCAACCCAGACGAGACTCTGTAGGATATTTACAACTAGGCGCGACATGTTCCGAACCGGTTGTAGAGATTCTAATCTGAGCTTACCCTTCTACCTGCAGGGAATAATAAGCTAGGAAGATTCTGATTAAACTCGTTTTTAACGAGCCAAAGGTGCAGTGTCGACTGTTCGAGAGTTTCTCAACAGCAGGTTTCTGCTTTGGGATTCTCGAACGCGTCGTTTCATACCTATGAAAATGCCGCGTAACGAGAATATCAAAGTGTGTAAGAGGATTAGTAAGTCAGGAGGTCTTCGCCCATCATGTGATGGAAATGATCCTGATTATGTCCCGAATCCAAAAGAGATCGGGAATTTGAAGAAAATGAAAAGAACACTCGCAGATTTTAAGCGAGTGCAAAACAAAAGACGTCGTCCCAAGATGACACCACATGCTGGAAGTGAGGCCACTGATTTTGTGGCACCCATCAAAAAGTTTTTTAATGCGATGGGTAATGCTTCTTGCATTGCTGATGACGTTTTTATGCGTGAAGCCGAAGGATTGCTTGCTCTTTGGTTTGCAATCAAAGATAATTCTAGTGCTTCTAGCATTACAAGTTCTATATTTTTGTACATACGTAGTTTTACCAATACATCTATTACCAATTTAGTCTATCATGAAGCTGCCCAGTTCTTTACATATGGTAGCTTGGGAACACAATCTGGATTTGAGGGTGCACCTACCCCTCCTTGGTTGAAATTTATCCAAGATATCCGAAATAATTGGAAGACGGCTGTAACAAGCCCTCTCTTCACCCATTTTTCCAAATTACTGGGCTTACTTGTTACGCTCAAGTTGTGTGACGCTTCCAATGTTACATGGAAATACAACGATATGACAATTTTTGAACCCATGACAACCATACATACTTCTGCATTTGATCTTATTGATGCAGTATTGGGAACTGTCTCTTACTTTGTTGAAGGGATCTACTATTCCATGTGTGAAGGTTCTATGCGTCCTCTCATTACCGACATTGCTGCTATCAAGTTGGATGAAGAATTTGTGACTTTGAAGGCAGTATGGGAATTGATCAAACAAGGAAACTTGAAGTATTCTGATTATAACATGGATGCTCATGAGTTTGACAGAAGATTGGAGACTTTAATTAGTCAACTCCGTGGTATCTTGCCACTCAAGAAAACCATCGAACACACAGTTCTCATGGGTAAGATTACCCAGTTGTTGCAAATCAAAAATGATTATATTTCTATCAAAATTAGTTCTGGTGTACGATATGCACCATTTGTTGTTGAGCTTTTTGGTAGAAGTTCCCGTGGTAAAACCACAATGGGTGATCAGATGATTGATGGTTTGATGACGAGTCTTGGTCGTAGCATTGACAAATCTTTGCGCTGTACTTATAATGCCAAAGATAGTTTCATGTCTACCTGGACAACTGACAAAGAAGTTCTCATACTTGATGATTTTGCAAATACCAAGAAAGATTTTGTCAATACTGCTCCCACGCAGGTTCTGGTGGATGTGGCTAATAATCAACCATTTTATGCCCCTAAGGCTGAACTTGAGTCAAAAGGGAAAGTATTTGTTGAACCTTGTTTGGTTGTAGTCAATACCAACAAGAAGGATCTGGACGCACATGTTTATTCTAATTGTCCTTATTCCATTCAACGACGTTGTCATGCTGTCATAACCATTGAAGTCAAGCCTGAATTCAGAAAGAAAGATGGTGGCATTGATGAGAATCTTGTCCGTCTATCTCAACTTGAAGAAGACGAGATTTTTCCATTTGATGATATTTGGTGTTTTAAAGTAGAAGAAGCAGTTGAGCCTGAAGAACTTACTACTTTGGCCAAATATGGCCCTATTTCTTATAAAGGGCGTCGTTTGATTGACGTAAATTTCGTAACTGTCATGCAGTATTTGTGTGATTCTCTCAGGGATCACGTGAACAATCAAACGAATATTCTTGACCGCATGTCTCGACGGAAAGATATCATCAAACGGTGTACTGGTACCATTAAAGGTGCACCGTGTCATCATATTGCTACTTGTTGTCCCGTGCATACTGGTCCTGAACCACATTTCGGACGCGAAATTGTTAAGGCTGGGTATCAAGCACGTGATACAATTTACAACAGATTTTCTACCGATTTGGCTGATACTGATAAGGCAATTGCCGGTCTTTCAACGATGGCCATTTTGCGTAGTTCTAAGTTTGTAGCACGACATTTTGATTGGATAAAGCTTGTTCCAAAACAGTGGTTGGAAAATGAGAGATTCAAGTGGCTACTTATGGCACTTGGGTATGATTCTATTCGCACTAATTATGTCAAGAAATCGTGTTGCATTTGGGCGTTGGCTCTTGTTGCTCCTATTCTTGCCCGAAGGAGAATTGGCGGTCGCCCATCGCGCGCCATTGGTTTTGCCGCTATTGGTGGAGCTGCGATTACGCAGTACATTTTGGAAGACAATGTGAAGACGCAATATATTACGAGTCTGGTCAATCGCAATGATTCCATTAGTGAATGTGTCAAATCTCTCAGGGATGAGTACATGCCACGTGCTCTTACTGCTCTTGGTGTTTTTGGATGCCTGTATGGCATTACACAAATATATCGTGCTTATAAGGAAGTCTCTTCGGAGCAAGAGTTAGCCGATACTACTATGGCAACTCATGGAAATTTGGCTCCTACGACGGCCGATGAAATACATTCTAGAGATGCTGAAAAATGTGTGTGGACACCAGTTAGCGTGAGAGAATTGGATCTTGATCCCAAGCAGCGAACATGTGGTTTTGATGGATTGTACCAAAATGTCCAAAAGAATCTAGTTTATGCTAGCTTGTTAATGAGTGAAGGGCAAAATATGATGGTCGATTGTTTGTATATTCGCTCCAATGTTGTCTTGCTTCCTTCCCATATTTTTGAAGAAGTTGGCGCCGAAGTTAAGGCCATCTTTTACAAGGCAAATCCTGACACACTTGGTGGTTCCTTCAACACCATTCTCAGTAGAAGTGCTTCGTACTTAATACCTGGAACAGATATGTGTTTGGTTTATACACCAAATGGTGGGTCATATAAAAACCTGGTGCCATATTTTGCCAGGGGGACCCTCCCTCCCATGGAATTCTGTATGATATGGAGAGACAAGCAGGGTGAATTGATTGAATTTGTTGGTAAAACCGATCCACAAGTAGTTGAAACAACAGATATGACGGGAATCACTCGCCGCTTTAAGGGTGGAATCTACAAGGAGCTATCTCGTGTGACTTTCAAAGGTCTGTGTGGTGCTCCTATGGTCGTTAAAGGTAGATTTTCCTGTATAGTTGGTTTCCATCTTGGTGGTTACACTGGTACCAATCGCGGTTGTTATGGTACTATCTACCAAGATGAAATTGACACTGGTTTGAATGCTCTTGCACAGATTGAGGGCGTACTTCTATCAGGATTGGAAACTACATTCTGTAAAGTTGATATGGGTAAAGAAATTTTGACACCCATGGAACCGCATGCGAAAAGCCCAACCAGATTTGTTACAGGTAAGTCTTTCAACTACCATGGACAATGTTTGGGTATGGTTTCGTCTCATACAGATGTCAAGGTCATGCTTACCAGCGAAGCGGTTATGGACGTATGTGGTGTCCCTAATAAATGGGGTCCTCCCAAAATGAAGCCCGAATATTTTGGATGGCAGAATACTCTTGATGCCATTTCTAATGCTGCTGATCCCATATCGCATGATCTTTTGACGCACTGTGTCGTGGATTACAAAGAGAGTTTGATTGCTCTCACTCTCAATGAGGAATGGCGCGACATGAAGCCTTTGACAGATTTTGAAACTTTGAATGGGTGTCCCGGGAAGAAATTCATCACACCTATCAAGCTTGATACTTCTGTTGGGTATCCACTTGGTGGTCCAAAACGTCCATATGTAATTGAAATGGAGCCCCAACCAGACAAACCTGTCAATCGTATGTTTAATGCTGATATGATGAATAAAATACGTCAGTGTGAAATGCTGTGGGCAAGTGGACAACGTGCTAATTGTGTTGCTTCTGCGTGCAAGAAGGATGAAGTGTTACCCATGGCTAAGGAGAAGTGCAGAATCTTTTATGCTTCCCCTTTAGCCTTGGTGTGGGGCGTGAGAAAATTCTTTTTACCAATTGTGCGATTACTACAGATGAATCCGCTTCTTAGTGAGTGTGCAGTTGGTGTGAACTCGTATAGTCCAGAGTGGGATCAATTGATGAAGTTTGCTACTAAATTTGGTTCTGATCGAATCTTTGGTGGTGATTACAAAAAGTATGATACCAGCTTGCCTTCTCAGTTGATTTTTGCATCGTTCAGAATATTGATGGACATTGCGAAAAATTGCACGTATACCAGTTCAGATTTGATTTCAATGGGAGCTATAGCAGGAGACGTTACTTACTCTTTTGTTGCTTATAATGGAGATATGATTTCTTTGATCTCTAACATGGGCATCAGTGGACATGCACTGACTGTCATTATCAATAGTATTTGTGGCTCATTATTGCAACGTGCTGCTTTTTATACTTTCAATTCACGCAGTCTACCGTTTCGTGATCATGTGTCTTTGTTGACGTATGGTGATGATAATATTGGCAGTTCCAGCGAGTTTGTCAAGCATGATAATGTCACTGTTTCCAATTACCTGAAGACCATTAATATGGAATACACCATGCCAGACAAGTCAAGTACCATGGTTCCTTTTCTTGACAATTCCAATATCGAATTTTTGAAGAGAAAAAGTGTTTATCACAAAGCTCTTGGTTGTAATGTTGGAGCTCTCAATGAAGATTCGATTTTCAAAAGTTTACATTGTCATGTTCATGGCAAGAAGTCTCCCATAACGCAGAGGGAAGCTGCAGCAATAAATATTGGAACTGCTCTTGATGAGTGGTTTTGTCACGGACCTGAGGTTTATGAATATCGTCGGGTCCAAATGGTAGAAGTTGCAAAAAGAACTGAGCTTCTACACATGGTGGACAATCTCTTCTTTTCTTATGATGAGCGCGTGGAGTTGTGGAAGCAGAAATACTTACACAATGACTCCAATTTCGAGGAAGTTGAAATCCCGGAATTTGAAGCTCAATCAGGTCACGAAGACTTGTATTCACCAATCCGTCCTGTGGAGACGTTAAACCCACGACCGGCACCTCCGAACCGTCATAAAAGAGGAGATGCAGTTTCAAATCTGCTTCCGATGGTAAGCAAAATTGACATCAGTGGTTGGTTACCATCATTGCCAGAATATCGCGCATTTGACGATGATAGGCTCCACTGTTGTACAGGAAAGCGTGTTAAGGAGTCTTTTAATCACATGACTCCCCGTAAAAAACATAAAGGGATTGGAACAAATTTTTCTAAACAATTTAAAAACAAGAAACACGACAATGGTGGATTGGTAAGTCCACCAGAAACAAAAGACCCACCGCGGGAAGCATCGGAGATGTTTGTCCCGGAACCACCACTACGTTTTGAAACGCATAGTGGTATGCAACAGTCTGACGCCATGAATACTAATGCCGCTACAGCTGATTTCCATGATGTACCCAATGATTACATGGAGGATATGAAACCGTATACCGATTCAACTCGGAGTTCGGGGGATGCTACGGATGCTCCTATCCAGGAGTTTTTCAAGCGTCCAGTTCTCATTGATACTTTTGACTGGGACATTAATACTACCGTTAGACATCAGACTAATGTGTGGGCACAGTACCTTACAAACCCACGTATTTCAAATCGCATAAATAACTACAAACTTTTGCGGTG